GTCGGTCTGGAACAGTATTGTCAGCGCCATCAGCGGCAAGGTCAATGAAATCCTAGGCGTCGTAGGGCGCATGGGGTCAGAAATCATTGGGAAAGTTAGCTCTTGGTTCGGTGAGATGGTCAACGCTGGCCGCAACCTCATTCAAGGCATGATAGACGGCGTGAAACAGATGGCCGGCAACCTCATCAACGCAGTAGCCGGCCCCGTGAACGACGCTATCGGCAAGGCAAAATCAATCCTAGGAATCCACTCCCCCTCACGGGTGTTCCGCCAAATCGGTATCTACACTGGCCAAGGCTTCATCCTTGGCGTGGGAGACATGGAAACTAAGGTGCAGTCAAGCATGGCAAAGCTAGTGGCGCCCCCGGCGTCACCGAGCATCCCAGCCGCGAAAGCATACACGGCAACAGCGGCCCGCGACCTGCGCGGCCCGCATAACCGGACAGCGCTTGCTGGCGGGGGGAGCTTGACAGTGAATGTTGTGGGTCAGGAAGAAATGAGTCCTGACCGGTTTGGGCGTCGTGTGGGTGAATCGCTTGCGCACGCGCTGGCGTCAGGAGGTGTGAGCTTTGGCTGATGACGGGTACGTAACGAAATTCGCGCGGCTCACTGGTGCGCATGGAGAGGTCATCCTGTCCACTGGTGAGCTGCCGTCTGACGCCGAGCTTTGGCTCACTGGGCTGAACGGCTGGTTCGGCGGGGTCGGTGTTGAAGCTAACGACGTGCAGCGGAAGCTGGGGCATGGCATGATGTCAAACCCGGCGCTGCGCACGGGCCGCACTATAACCTTGGGCGGGTATTTCGAGTTTGATTCAGACCGTACCCGCTCCATCGCTGACCGGTTCGTTAGCGGCATTCTCTTTGACGGGAAGCTAGGGACTCTGACGGTCAGCATCTACGGGCTAGAGTTGCATACCCGCGTCCGCCTGGACGGGGAAATCAAGCACACCTATGAGTCTGGGATGCGGGCCTTCAATGTGGAGATTCCACTTGTAGCACCCGAGCCGTGGCTTTACGCTGAGCCGCGGATATACCAGATATTCCCAGCAGGCGCGGGAACTGGCTTGAAATACCCGCTTTTCGCGCCGAAGCCAGCTGGCGTCCTATCCTACGGTGAGCAAGCCCCACAAGGCGCGGCCATAGCGCACGAAGGCAACGCGAACGCTTACCCGAAATATGTTGTGCAGGGTGAGTGGGCGTCAGGATTCAGGCTCACAGCCAGCGGGAACATCATAGAGTACCCCTACCCGGTGCACCCCACAGCGAACGTGGAAATAGACTGCGCCACCGGCCAGGTTCTCATCGCTGGGATGGACCACACATATCAATTAACCCGCCGTGAATGGCACAAGGCACCCCCTCATGCAGGATTCACTGTGGAAGTGGAAGCGCTCGCGCCGTCCACGGGGTGGGTGGATGTCCATTTCAAGGACACCTATATTTAGGAGAAAAATTGGCGACAGGATTTGGTATCCCGAATGATGCTGCCGGGAACGGGACAACCCCGGAAGATATTCAGATTATCACCGCGGCGGAATACCCGGAGGCTGGCATCATCTCAGGGTGTGAAGTGGCTGGGACATCCACGATGGCCTGGAAAATCTCATCTGGTGCGGTCGTGGTGCACCTGGCGGAAGGCCGGGCGGTACGTGTGCCTGTGCAGGCTCAGACTGTGAGCACACAGCCGGCCCCAGCGACAGGCTCACGAGAAGAATACATTTATGTGAAGCAAAACACCGCAGCAGTAGACGGGAACATCAACGCGACCGTGGGGATTGGGGCCAGCGTCCCAGCAAACGCCGTGATGCTGTCCAAGCGAAATATCACGGCTTCCACACGCTCCACTAGTGCGGCCCCAGAGGTGGGTAACCCTGTGTATGCGCGGCCTGTGGGAGGCTCCTACGGGGTGCTGCACCACAACTATTACACTGAATCGGAGGCCCGAGCGGACGGGGTATTTACCCGTGGCGCGGGACAATTCTATGTACCCACTGACCGAAACATCAACGTTTTGCTGTCTTCCACGGTGGCCACAATCGGCGCCGGCCCGAACGGCGAACGCGGGTCAATCGTCTATAAGGTCTACATAGATGACAAATTTCAGTTCCGCCGCGAACGAACCATTGACAACATAGCCAACACGGAGGACACGCAGCGCATTTTGACGGTCAAGGCCGGCCTGCACCGCATCCACTACACAGTTCAGCGGAAGATGAGTGGCAACAAGTGGCAAGTGTTCGGCGGCGGCGAATGGGGCTTTGCCGGCGACCAGATAGCCGTCATTGATGTAGGCGTCGCAAAGGAATAAAAGAGAGGGAAGGGCTGCAATGGGGTACGCGCTGTACTGGTTAGATGTCCGCACCGGGCAGGTAGGGGCGCCCATAGAGGAATCCACTGCATCATGGGAAATCCAGCTCAATAAAACCGAAGAGCTGAACCTCACCGTGCACAAGCCATCCCTAGCCAGAATCCCAGCCTACCTTTGGCAGCCCCCAACCGGCGGTGTGCTCCTAACCCACACCGGCCCTGACGGCGTTGAGTACCCCATCATCGCCGGCCCTATCTACGACTGGGGAAACGAGAAAGCTAACAGCCTGGAAATAAAAGCCGCCGGCGTCAGGCACTTCTTCGAGCACCGCGTAATCCACCAAAACCTGCGGTTCACGAAAACCACCCTGGGGGAAATAGCGTGGGCGCTCGCTGTGCATGGGATGGACCGCCCAGGTGGGCAATTCCCGCTAGTGCACGGCACGCTGGCAGATTCAGGAGACCGTGAACGCACATATGATGCGTGGAACGTGGCTAATAACCTGATTGCCAAGCGGTGGACGGAGCTGAGCAACGTAATCAACGGCCCGGACATTATGATTAGGCCGGCCTGGGCGAATGAGGGCCGCACAGCTATCCAGTGGGTGTTCGTGCACGGCACCGAGCAGTACCCTTTCATTGCCCAGGAGTGGGTGCCTGATTTTGATACGACGGCTGACGCTGGGGAAATAGAAGATATTACCGTGGCGTCCAGCGGGAAAAATATTGCGTACCGCGTCTGGTGTACTGGGGCCGGGGAGGGTGAAGGCACGGCGATAGCGTGGGCTGAAGACCTGGCCGCTATCGTGCAGGGCGCACCGTACTTGGAAGCGGTCATGTCCGATGCTGACCAGGCGAATGTTGCTGTGCTTCGCCAGAAAGCGGAGGGCGCCCTGGCAGCCCGGCAGAAAATGATAGACCAGGTAACCCTGAAATTCCCCGCGAACAGCAGGAAAACCCCACTAGGGGCATTCTTCGTGGGTGATGTGGCAGCAGTGACAACGCGCGGCTGGATGAGCATCCCAGACGGCACCCGCGACATGCGGATTATCAAGATGAGCGGGTCGCTAGAATCTGAAGTGACCATCGACTTCCAGGAGGCGGCATGGTAGCGTATGATGACCAGCGCCCAACCCGCCCGCAGGATACCGTGCGCACCCTGATTGAGCGGCTAAAAACCCCGGCATCAACCCCGCACGGCGTGAAAATCGCCTCACAGGATGAAGCGACCATATACATGGGCAGCGACGGGAAAGCGTACCGCTGGGACGGGGATACCCTAGGGAATTTCGACCGGCGCATAGCTGAAGCATCGAAAGTCGTAGAAGGCGCCCGTGGCGCGCTCTCCAAAGCTGAAGAAGCCCTCTCCCAGTCAGAGGCCCGCATCCAGGCCGTAGAAGCTGCTACTACCCCTGAGAAAATCACTGATGCGGCAGTGGCCGGCATCAAGAACAAAGCGCTGACCGGGCCAGTCTTTGACGGGCGCTCGCTTATCATCCCAGGGACTATAGATGCCCGTCAGCTGAATGTGACGGAGCAGTTGGCGGCGCAAGTTGTGCGGGCCATGTCTGCCGAAATGAAAAGGCTCGTGGTCACCGAGGATACAATTCTGCAGCGCGCAACCGTAGTGGAAAGCATAGTAACCCCTGAGCTGGTGGCGAAGCGTATCAGGGTGGAAGACATTGCGGCTCAGATAATCACATCAGGCGCGTTGCAGACAGACCGAGACCCCCGCCGCGGCGTGAAAATAAACAGCAACGGCATCACCGCTTTCAACAGCGCCGGCGACCAGACCGTGAAAATTGACGCCGCCGGCACGGAAAACCAATTCACAGGGACATTCTCAACTGCCGCGCGGCATAAAGCCGGGCTAACAGCTTACTCAACCCCCGCCCGCGGGGTCACCGGGTCAATGGCATCAGTCATTGAGATGCGGCCCCTAGACGCAGACCAGAAAGCCCCAAACGGCGTAATCAGGATGGACCCCCAAGGCGCCCTGCATATCGGCATGCGCGCCACCGGGGCGCCCGAATACGAAATGAAAGGAATGTTTGTTGACATAAACGGAGGCGTCAACATCTCCGACAGCCTCCGCGTGCTCACAAACATGCGCCTAGAAGGATTCTTCTCACAAACAAAAAGCTTCTTCCACATGGCACTAGGGCCTTTCAACATCGGCGCCCGCGGCTGGCACCGGGTGAACTGCAACTGGAACGACATTGGACAAACCGCATATGTAATTACACAACCCGTCGCCACCCGCCCAATGGTCGTAACCGTCAAAAACAAAACCGCCACCGGGTGCGAGGTATACATCAACAACGTGTCCGACGGCGGCGAAGACAACGTATGGGTAGACCTATTCGTCATACCCCTCAACCGAAACAAATAGGAGAACACGGTGGAGCTAACCCCAGAACAAATGCGCATCAAAATCCAGGCCCTAACCCGCGAAAACAGCGAACTCAGGGACGCCCTACTAGACGCAACAATCATCATCAACAGCACAACCCCCACCACAGAGGAAACAGAAGGCAATGGCCACAGCGAATGAGCTATTCGGGTACATCGCACCCCAAACCGGAATAGACAAAGATTTAGTAGGCTCCATAGCCTTCATCCCCTCAGGAACCGGCCCAGCAGCAACAGCAGTGCCCCGCCCATCAGAAGTCATCGGATGGATAGCAGACGGGAAAGTATACTCAGACGCCCGCCGAACCATAGAAGGCGTCCGAGTATACGCCCCATTCCCCGGCGACTACCAGTATGCAGCCGTAGTATACATTCAATCGGTCAGCGTCCCCACAGGCTCACAGCCAGTCAAAACATTCACCATCTCAGCCGGCCAAAACGTGATACTCGCAGACACGCAGCCTATGCGCTCGCTATCTGGTGAGGTCGTGACCGCTGAGAATTTCGCGAGGGATTCATGGCAAGGCGGCACATCTGCCGGCCCCGCCGGCAATGAGGGGAAAATGACCCGCGAAGAGGTACTGAAGCTGCTCAAGCTAACAGACCGTGGAGATGGGGCAGGCGCCCTGGAAATAGGAGATAAGTAGAATGGCGGACGTGCTAAACGTGGCGCTCGTGAGCACAGAGAGCAAGCTCTACGGAAGGCCCCTGCAAGGCGTGGTAGAGGAAATCGAGTCACGGGTAAACCCCGTAGACCAGAAAATAGGCGTGGTATCAGCCCGCGTGCAGGCCATAGAGCAGCACCCAGCCCCGCAGCTGAGCATCGAGGGAAACCTGCTCAGCATCACCGGAGGTAACACCGTGACCCTGCCGGCAGGGCCAGCAGGGCCAGGCGCCAGCGTGACAGTCACAAAAAATAGCGACGGCACGGCGACAATCACCGTATAAGGAGCAGCCACAATGACTATAACCGTCCCAACCCTAGAGGCCGGACGCCTCACCGGAACCGGCCTGCTGGCCTCCCTAGCAGCCCAGCACGGCCACGAGTGGTACGTAACCAGCCCAGACTTCGGCGCAGACCCCACCGGCCAGAAAGACTCAACAGACGCCATCCAGAATGCTATCAACAAAGCATCAGCAGCCGGCGGCGGCACCGTCCGCATTCCCGCCGGCAAATACCTTGTCAGCTACCCCTTCATCAAGCTAAAAGGATTCGTGCAGGTCATCGGCTCAGGCGACGGAACCCAAATCATGGCCACAACCACAAAACCAATCACCGAAAAAACCGGAGTCTTCCACACAGGCACATGGGCAACCCGTGAACAAGACCCTGACCTAATCCACTTCGGCGTATCCAACCTATGGATACGCGCACACAAAACCGGGCGCAACCACCAGCCCGCCATCGCAAACTTATGCGGCATCTTACTCAACACAGACCTAGGCGACAGCCCCGCCGAGCCAGACGCCGTGCCAACCCTCAATAACGTCAAAATCTGGGACATGGAAACCGGAGCAGCCATCATAGGCCGCGACGACCAAGCAATGGACGTGTGGAATCTGAAAATCCGCAACACCCTACAAGCTGGACTCATCGTCGGAAAACCAGACGGCCACCCCGAACTCGTAGCAAAAGTACCAGGTGGCGCCGGCGGCGCAGACAACCAATTCTTCGGCCTCAACATCGGCGGAGCTAATCAATCACAGGCAGGATACGCCGGCCTAGAAGTTTACACGTCACAGTGCGCATTCAACCACTGCCGCGTCTGGTACACACACCGCGCCGCATCATGGCAAGCCATATACGGCCAACCAGAAAACACACCCGCCAACGGCGACATCAACGCAGGAGCACCCCAAACAGCAAACCGCACCATGCAGAAAGACGGAGTCGGGTACTACCTAAAAGCAACAAAATGCATCCTCACCGGATGCCTAGCCCAAGAAAACGGCGGCCACGGATACCTCATCCACTGGGGCCAAAACCAAATCACAAACTGCCGCGCCGAATCCTCATCCTATAAAGACACAGTCCACGGGTCTGCCCGTGAGGGTGACGCCGCGGACTTCTACATAGCAAACGGCGGAACAGACGGCACCATCATAACCAGCTGCATCTCACAAAAAGTCGGAGGCCGCGGCACCGGAGCACGCTGGAGCTACTATATTGAAGCCTGGTACAAAGGCATCGAAATAAGCGCATGCAAAAGTATAGGCATCACGCCCCCCGCCGAAGCTACCGGATACACCGCCCCAGTACGCGCCGAAAAATCACCACAAGGAAACAACGTCTACATCCAAGTAGACAACTACACATACACCACACGACACGCCGCCCCAGCACAACTAGAAAAACGAATAGAAGCACTAGAAAAAGCGCTCGCGGCTCGTGGGAATTGAGGGAGTGAATGACTGAGGATTTGAAGCCGCGTTATGGGACGGTGAGGGCGAGGTTTTATACGCATCAGGCTAAGGATGGGAAGCCTGTGCCCGCGTCTGGGAAGATAATTTTCACTCCCACATCGCGGGCTGTGGGCGGTGGTGCTGTGTATAGCCCCACGCCGCGTATCGGCTACCTGGTGGAGGGCGTTTTGCGTGACGCCCCGCGGGGTGGCGTGGAGGGTGTGCGGCTGCTTGCGCCTCAGGAAGGAGTGGAGCCTGCCCAGTGGGGGTACATGGTGACTCCTAAGTTGACGGATGAGGCCGGCCGTTGCGTGCCTTTCCCTGGCGGGTACATCACCGTTGAGGCCGGCAAGGACATTGACCTGGCGGAGCAGAAGCCTATCGCCTCAGCTCCGCCAGCGCCTCAGTGGTCAGCGCCAAACACTCAAGGTGAGCGTGGTGAGCCT